AATGAAAGGCGTTCTGGGCTACACCGAAGACGACGTTGTATCTACCGATTTCAACGGCGAAATCTGCACTTCAGTATTCGATGCTAAAGCAGGTATCGCACTGAACGACAACTTCGTTAAACTGGTTTCCTGGTACGACAACGAAACTGGCTACTCTAACAAAGTACTGGACCTGATCGCTCACATCTCTAAATAAGTTGAGATGAGTGCTTGATCCAAAAAGGCGACTTCGGTCGCCTTTTTTATTGTTTTTAGACAGAGGATTGCTTAATGATTAATAAAATTTTTGCACTTCCGGTAGTCGAACAACTTACCCCTGTGCTCTCCCGCCGTCAGATTGATGGTGCCGACGTTATCGTCGTTGACCATCCTCGCGTGAAAGCGTCCGTGGCGCTGAACGGCGCGCACCTGCTCTCCTGGAAACCGGAAGGCGAAGCTGAAGGCTTATGGCTGAGCGATGCGACCTCTTTCAAAAAAGGGGCCGCAATCCGCGGTGGCGTACCGATCTGCTGGCCGTGGTTCGGCCCGTCCGCACAGCCGGGTTTGCCGTCTCACGGTTTTGCCCGTAACCAGCAGTGGACGCTGAAAGCGCATAACGAAGATGACAACGGCGCAGTGCTGACCTTTGAGCTGCAGGCTAATGATGAAACCCGCGCCCTCTGGCCGTACGATTTCACCCTGTATGCCCGCTTCAAGCTGGGTAAAACCTGTGAAATCGAACTGGAAGCTCACGGCGAGTTCGAAACCACCTCTGCCCTTCACACCTATTTCAACGTGGGTGATATCAGCGCCGTGAAGGTGAGCGGCCTGGGCGATACCTATATTGATAAAGTCGATAACGCGAAAGAAGGCAAACTGAGTGACGGCGTTCAGGCATTCCCTGACCGTACCGATCGCGTTTACCTGCACCCGGAAGCGTGCAGCGTGATCCACGATGGCGCCCTGAACCGCGGCATTGAAGTGGTCCATCATCATCACAGCGACGTGGTGGGCTGGAACCCGGGCCCTGCGCTGTCCGTCAGCATGGCCGACATGACGGATGATGGCTACAAAACGTTTGTCTGCGTGGAAACCGCTTGCGTGAGCAACCCGCAAAAAGCGAGTGAGGAAAAACCGTCTCGTTTAGGGCAGACGATTCGCATTGTTAAGCGATAATTTCCCTGCACCACGCTAAAGCAAACGGGGCGCAAGCGCCCCACTATACCACACGTAACCTATTGATATTAATCAAGTATCAATATTTCGCGACCACAAATTGGCTACACATAAAAAAAGCCCCAACGTTCTGGGGCTTATCTGCGGCTGCTATAAAACCAAACTTAGCTGATCCTCTCCATGATGGCTTCGGGGAAAAACATCTTGCGGAACCATCGCGCCGGGCGCTGGCTGGGTCTGGTTTAGTGAACCGTCTATTTCCGTCATGCTGGTAAAACAGTACCCGCACAACATATTTTGACACTGGTGATAGCTGCGCCGTACAAGCAAACTCAGCTCAACGCTGGTTCTGGTTTTTGCTATTGCACGGCAGCGAGGACAGCGCATTGCCATACGCGGGCCTCCTTTCAGGACTGGTTAATATCAACGCAAGTATAACGCTTAAGGCGTTGAATCGTCACTCTCCGCTGTCCAGTCGTCGATTTTTACTTCCAGTTCCAGCGACGTGGTAAACCCTCCCCCGCCAATATCGTGAACGCACCGCGTTATCGTCCAGTTCCCACTGTCAATCGTGGACTTAAAGCCGTAGACGCTGGCGGGCTGTTCCGGGTACAAATCTGCGCGGCCACGCGCCAGGGTGATACTGAACGTCGCCGCTCCACGCTGCAACTCCCGCCACTTAGCCGCAGCGGCACGCTGCGCCGCCTTTTCCGTCTTGAAGGTTTTACGGATAACAAAAACGTTACCTTCGGCCCCGGCCAGATAATCACCCTCTTTTTTGCTTGATGCGGGCTCTTTCTTTTTGGCCTGGCTGGTTCGTCGTCTGCGGGTGGTTTTCTTCACGGTAGTGGATGGTTTTTTGCCAAAGTTGAGATCAAGCCAGTATGCAGTTACGCCCGTGTACGCGTCGCGGTCAGCTACGTTAAACCGATGTTTATCACCGCTTGACCGGACGATCTCGATCACCGGCAACGGCTTGCCGCTTTGCGTCACTCCCTTGCCCGGCGTGATAAACAGAAGCATACCGTTTTTAATGGTTGCCACCGCGCCCAGCATTTCGGCCATGCGCGTTAAGAAACTGATATCTGATTCACTCGTCTGATCGGCGTGGTCTATCTCAATCTTCGCCAGTTCTTCGCTGACACCCGCACGCAGATCGTAGCGGCTGGCAATGCTGGCGACCACATCCCCCACGGTAATATCGTGCCAGCTATATTCCCTCTTCACGTTGAAGGTATCGCGGAAATCTGCGCTTCTGGCACTGATCGTTAGCTGGTCAGGCGGGCCAGCGTGTCCGATCTCGTCAACCGTATAGACGCCCTTAAAAACCAATGGATCATTATCCCAGCCCAGCGCCACCGATATCTTTGCGCCGCGTGATGGTAATGCTACCTGCCCGTCTGCATCATCCAGAGTCAGATCCAGCGTGTCCGCTTCAAAGCCCCGGTTATCTGTCAGGGAAAGGGAGATCAGCCGGTTATCCAGCGCCGTAAGCTGATTACCTTCAATTTCAATACTGAACGCCGGGCGCGGCGAATATCGGTTTTCTGTCGTGTCCATATCAACCCCTTCATCATAATGGGGTACATCGTCGCCACGCGCGCGCGCATGAACAACGCCCCGTCATTGTTGCAGATTGCTGACAACCCTTATTCATCGCATCAGCCTGCCATTGCCGCAATGATATTCGCAGTCATTAAACTGGCGAGGCAAATACATGGCCACTAACTACCATCACGGTGTAACCGTCACGGAAACCACCGACCTTAGCACGATGATCACCGACATTGATTCGGCGGTGATCGGCGTTGTCTGCACCGCTGATGATGCGGACGAAGACGCGTTCCCGCTGGATACCCCTGTACTGATCACCCGCGTGGCTAACATGCTGGGCAAAGCAGGCAAAACCGGCACCCTGTTTACCACCCTGAAAGCGATTTCAGACCAGACCAGCCCGCAAACCATTGTGATCCGCGTTGCCGATGCGTCAAAAATTGTTCCACCAGAAGGCGGCACCGCACAGACACAGGATCAACTGGTTATTGGCGGCACCGATGCAAACGGGCGCTTTACCGGCATGTACGCGCTGCTGTCTGCCGAAATGCGCGTAGGCGTGCGCCCGCGTGTACTGGCTGTTCCTGGGCTTGATACGGAAGCGGTAGCCGCACAACTCGGCGTCATTGCCGAAAAGCTGCGCGCGTTTGCTTACGTGGCAGCGAACGGCTGCAACACCATCGCCGAAGTGAAGGAATACCGCGAACAGTTCTCCCAGCGTGAAATGATGGTTATCTGGCCTAATTTCATCTGCTACGACACCAACGCCGAGGCGAATGCCACCGTGCCCGTGGGTGCCCATGCGGTTGGGATGCGCGCCAAAATCGACGCAACGCAGGGCTGGCATAAAACCATTTCCAACGTGCCCGTTAATAACGTGCTGGGGATGGATCGGGATATCTATTTCACGTTGCAGGGCACCGATACCGACGCCGACGAACTGAACGCAGCAGGCGTTACCACGCTGATCAAGCAGGACGGCTACCGCATCTGGGGATCGCGCACCTGCGACGCGGAAACGTATATCTTCGAAAGCTATACCCGAACTGCGCAGATCGTTGCGGATACCGTCGCCGAAGCCCATTTCGCCTATGTTGATAAACCGCTTACCCCGTCGCTGGTTAAGGACATTGTGGACGGCATCAATAAGAAGCTGACCTCATATGTGACGGCTGGCAAGCTGCTGGGCGCCCGCTGCTGGTATGACCCGGAACCGAATACCTCGGAAACCCTGCGCAATGGTCAACTGACCATTAAGTACAACTACACCCCTGTTCCACCGCTGGAAAATCTCAGCCTGGTACAGGAGTTCACCGACGAATATTTCGCTACGTTTTCCAGCGCAGTGAATAACTAACCGGGGGCGCTTATGGCACTGCCTAAGAAACTTAAATATTTCAATATGTTCTTTGACGGGGATAACTACTTCGGCATGGTGCCGGAAATAACCCCCGCCAAAATCACCAAAAAAACCGAAGACTACCAGGCGGGCGGTATGCCGGGTTCGGTTGCGGTGGATCTGGGCTTCGACGCTGGCGCCCTGGATATGGATATCACGCTTGGCGGTCTGGATGCCGGATTGCTGAAAAAATGGGGCGTTACCACTGCGGACGGGATGCAAACACGTTTTGCTGGCTCTTATCAGGACGATGCGACCGGCGACGCTGTACCGTGCGAAATCCAGACGCGTGGCCGCTTCACTGAACTGGATCCCGGTTCAGCAAAAGTCGGGGATGACACTTCGCATAAGTACACCCTGAAAAACACCTATTACAAGCTGACCATCAACGGCGAAGAGATTATTGAAGTTGATGTGCTCAACATGATCTACAAAGTTGCCGGTGTGGATGTGCTGGAAAAACACCGCGCTAACATCGGCCTATAAGGAAACCCGGCACCATGAGCAAGACCAAAGAATACACCGTTACTCTTACCGCCCCTATTACGCGCGGTAATACCAAAATCACCGAAGTGGCGATCACTTCCGTGCTTAAACAGGCTGGATCACTGCGCGGCTTAAAAGCCTATGACGTGCTGACGTCCAACTATGACGCGCTGGTTATTCTGCTGCCCCGCGTTACCGCTCCGGCATTAACAGCCGATGAGATTGCCCGTATGGATACCTGGGATTTTTGCCAGTTAGCCAACGCGGTGGTTGATTTTTTGCAACCCTCTTCGGATCTGACCGCGACGGATACGGGCAACGAATCATCCGATGCCCCTGCGAATGCATAGAAGACCTGATGGCAGATATAGCCGTCATATTCCACTGGCGGCCGGTAGAGATGGACGCCATGACGGTACAGGAAATACTGTTATGGCGTGATCAGGCGGCTGCGCGCAGTGGTGGAGATCACTAAATGGCAGACCGCAATTTAAATATCAGGGTGGCATTCAGCGCCCTGAATAATATGTCCCGCCCTGTCAACGCGGCTCGCCAGAGTGCCGCCGCGTTGGCGTCTCAAATCAACCAGACCAAAACCAGCATTCAAGGGCTTGAGCGTCAGGCAACCAGCTTTGACCGCCTCACCGCAGCCAATAAAAAAACTACCGAACAACTGGCCCAGGCGAAAGAACAGGCCCGGCAAATGACGGCGGCTTATGGCCCGTTACGCCAGCGCAGCGCCGAACAGGTTGCCGCCCTCAATCAGCAACGTGCAGCCATACGCCAGTTAACCCAGCAGCAGAAAGGCGAGCAGACGCAGCTTAACCAGTTGCGCGCCAGCTTCTACAGCGAAGGCATTGCGATCAGCAGCGCCAGCCGGGCGACGGAACAGATCAACCAGCGCACCGCGCAATACAACCGCCAGCTTGCCGAACAGCAGCGACGGCTTGACGCCGTTAACCAGGCGCAGGCCCGTTACAGCCGTGCCAAAGAAACCGGCGAAAAGATGATGAGCGGGGGGATGAAAACTGCCGCCGTGGGCGCGGCAACCCTCGTACCTGTCGCCGCTGCGGTGAAATCCTACAGCAGCCTTGAAGACGCAATGAAGGGCGTAGCCAAACAGGTAAACGGCTTGCGTGACGACAGCGGCAACCGCACCCCGCAGTATGAAGAAATGCAAAGGGCGATCATGGATGCCAGCGAAAAGCTGCCAATGGCTAACGGTGCTGTTGACTATGCCGCCCTGGTCGAAGGCGGCGCGCGTATGGGCGTCGCAAACAGCGATGATCCGTGGCAAAAGCAAAAAGCCGATCTGCTGGCTTTTGCCAGCATGGCGGCAAAGGCTTCGGTAGCCTTTGAACTACCCGCCGATCAGCTTTCTGAAAGCCTGGGTAAAATTGCAGGGCTGTATAAAATCCCTACCCAGAATATTGAACAGTTGGGCGACGCCATAAACTACCTGGACGATAACGCGAAGTCGAAAGGCTCCGATATTATCGACGTGCTCCAGCGCGTTGGCGGGCTTGCCAGCCAACTGGATTACAAGCAAGCCGCCGCGCTAGGTTCCACTTTTCTGACGCTCGGCACCCCTGCGGAAGTTGCCGCCAGCGCCACCAATGCAATGGTGCGCGAACTATCAATCGCTACGGTTCAGGGCAAAAATTTTATGCAAGGTCTGGACGCCCTCGGCCTCAGCGCCGAAAAAGTCCAGAAGAGCATGTCAGTGGACGCGATGGGCACAATCATTTCAGTGCTGGAAGCGTCCAAAAAACTGGCCCCGGATCAGCAGGTAGCCAACCTTACCCAGATTTTCGGTAAAGAGTTCGGCGATGATGCGCAGAAACTTGCGAACAACCTGCGCGAACTACGCCGCCAGATAGAACTGACGCAGGGCGCAGCCGCTAAAGGCTCTATGAATCGTGAATCTGACATCAACAAAGCTTCCCTTTCTGCTCAGTGGCAACTGACCAAAACCGGCGCGGTTAACGCATTCAGTTCAGCAGGTGAAACGCTCCGCGAACCGCTGATGGATATCATGCTTACCGTCAGTAAGGTGGTTGGCAGCGTCCGCCGCTGGGTTGAGGCAAACCCGTCGCTGGTTGGTTCAATCATGAAAATCACCGCAGCCATAGGCGCGTTGCTGGTTGTCGTGGGTGGTCTGATGCTGTCCATTGGCGCAGTGCTGGTACCGATGGCACTTGTTCGCCTCAGCTTCACCACGTTGGCCGGGGAAGGAGGAATAGCGCGGCTGACTGGCGGAGTAATGCGCCTGGGTGGTGCTTTCCAGTGGCTTGCTGGCTCGCCTATGCAGTCATTGCTAAGCGTCGGTCGCATGGTATTCGGCCCGCTTATCACTCTACTGGCTGGCATTTCTGCGCCCGTCTGGGGGCTGATTGCGCTCTTTGCTGCGGTAGCAGTGGCCGTCATTAAATTCTGGCAACCGATCAAGGCATTTTTCAGCGGGTTCTTTACCGGCCTGATGGCTGGCCTTCAACCAATCACGCAGGCTTTTAATGCCGTCTTTGCACCACTGGCCCCGATTTTTGACAGTATCGGCAACGCGATCAGTGGCGTCTGGGAATGGTTTACCAAACTGCTGGAACCGATCCAGTTTTCCAGTGAAGCGCTGGCATCTTGCACCAGTGCAGGAGAAACGTTCGGCAAGGTTGTAGGGGCCGCAATTAGCGCACTGACGCTACCTATTCAAGCCGTCGCTAACGGGATTGGATGGATACTTGAGAAACTCGGCGCCATCCCCGACGCAACAAAAGCAGCGCAGCAAGCTGCGGAGAGTATGCACAAAGACCCTGTTGTCTGGGAGTGGGATCCGCAGCAAAAGAAAATGGTTAAAAAGGGTTGGAACTGGTCGCCGAAAGACGATCAACAGAAGAAAACCAACCAGAAGCAACAGCAGGCCATTGACCAGCAGAAAAAACAGGAAAGCTTAATTAACTCGCTCAAGGGTCCGGCCAACATCGTGCCGAAGATGAGCAGCAGCCTGGACAAAATCGCCACCAATACCACGGAGAAGAAAGACGGGCCCGGCGAAATCGTCTTCAAGAATAAGCAGCCCTATATCCCGATCCGGGGCGGATATTCGGAACCGCTTAAGCAGGCGCAGCACCAGCTACCATCCCTTACGGATTGGGTGACGCAGCAGGCCGGATCGCTGATCGCTTCCGTTACGCCGTGGCAGGTTGAGAAGCCCGCCGCACGGGTGCCCGTTTCGGCGTCGCCGTCTGCGGCTTCCGTCGCTGCGCTGATGCCTGCGCCGGGTGGCGATGTATATAACCTCAGCTTCGACTTTAGCGGCCAGAAACTGGATGAAGAAAGCATTATCAGGCGCGTGCGCGAAGAACTTGCGTTAGCGAAGCAGCAGGCCGACCGACGCAAGCGCTCCCAACTGACCGATCACGTCTAAGGGCAATATCATGATGATGATTCTGGGGATGTTCCCCTTTTCACTGCAAACCACGCCTTACCAGAGTGCGAATAAAACCAACTCCTGGCGGCACGTCAAAAACGATCGCGTGGGGAAATCCCCGCGCTATCAGTTCATTGGCGCAGATGAAGAACCTATCGTACTCAGCGGCACGCTGTACTCCGAAATAAGCGGCGGTGATGTGTCGCTTTTCATGCTGGAAACTATGGCTTTTTCCGGGCGCCCGTGGCCCCTGATAGAAGGCACGGGCAAGATCTACGGCATGTATGTCATTGAGCAGATCACACAAAACCGGACGGAGTTTTTTAAGGACGGGAAGGCAAAGAAAATTGATTTTACGCTCAACCTGAAACGGGTAAGCGAGGACATACGGGAAAAGCTGGCCGAAACGACCACCGACGATCTCTTCTCTCTGGTGAAAACCAACCTTTCGATATAAGAAAAGCGGGCCTTTGCCCGCTTCCCCTCCTGGCGGCACTGCCATAACTGACCGTGCTACAGCACCGTTAAAAACGACTGTACTCGATACGCATGGCCAGCACGGTTAGAACCGGCCATGCGTGCCGGAATGAAAACTTATTCCGGCTTATCCGGCCAGGTGATATCCGGCGCTTTCGAGGTGTCCACCGCCTGCAAGGCTTTGATGTAGTTCACCCAGGAAATCAGGCTGGCTTTATCTTCATTGCTGATAATGCCTAACTGTAGCTCCGTCTGCCAGAGACTGATCGTTGCCTGCGCCTCAAGCAGTAGCGCAGCTTTCTGTTGCTCCGCCGCTTCCACGTCCGCCGCGTGCTGCGCTTCCGTATCCGTCACCCACTCGCTACCGTTCCACGTATCGTAAGGTGTCGAAGGTGCCAGCATAGTGGTGCCTTCTGGGTAATCGCCAGGCAAAGAAACGATCAACGATTCGCCTGTTTCAGTGCTGTACACCGTTTCACCACGATGATCGGCGACGTATTCCCAGGCGGTAAAATCTTCCGTCCGGCAAATGGCCGAACCTGCTTTAACTTCGCCAGGTGCATCGGTACAGGAGTTTGCTGGAAGTCCTACGCCTACCGCCAGATATTCAATTGATGAAGAAAGATATTCGCGTGTCTTACCATCGTAGTTAAACACGGTCACATCACCCGCCACCGTGGCAATCATTTCGCCGTTTAATTTTGCCTGTGCCACTATGCAGCCCTCACAATGTAGTTAAATGCGACGTTGCGCGGCCGGTTTTCACTGGCAACAGGAACGATTTTAGATGCATCAAAGCTAAAGTTTATAACCCCATTACCTTGTTCTGAAGGCGCGAGAGTTAAGCCAAAAGTTTGTGAAACATTTTCAACAGTACCGGCAAATGCACCATCGTGATAAATGCTAGGAAATAACTGACAATTACCAAACTTGCCTATGATATTTCGAATGGCATCACCCTGCGATGATATGATTGCACGCCCAACATCAACCCCTCTCCCGTCATCCCAACCTCTCAAAAACTCACCGCGCAAATCTGGTAATACGCCAGAAGGGTAAACCGTCGCCAGCTTCGGATACTTGACCTTATCGAACGTTGCACCATTGCATTTAAACCAACCACCTGGCGGCGTTGCCTGCGGCCACGGAAGCGGGAAACCCACAGGGAAATATTTATCAATATCCGACTCAAGCAAATATTGCGTATGCGGATCAGCCGCAGCAACGTGCGCAGCCAGTTGCTGATCAACATAGGTTTTCACCTGGATTATCTGATCATCAACATACTGGCGGGTTGCCAGCACTACCGAAGGATCAATTTTTAGCGTCACGGCGGCGGTGCTGCTAACGATCAGGATCATGCGCACAACCTGCACGCGTCCGCTCCCCTCCTGCAACTGCGGTTTATAGGTTTCCGCACAGTTTGCTACGGCAATCATATCGCCGTATTTATCAAACAGGCCAATTTCACGGATCCACCACCCGCCCACGTCTTCGGGGATCACCTGTTCGGCAATAATCTGGTTGGCGTTGTTCGGGTCAATACTCAGACTATTGAGCGGTGCGCGTCGCAGCTCATGAATCAGCGCCGTTTGTGCCGGTTTCGGCGTCGGCAATGCGCCGTTACCATCGCCTACAGCCATCTGGGTGATCTCAACCTGCGCACCCAATGCCGTGGCATTTGCCAGTTTCGCCGCGCCCACATTGGTTAGCACGGCATAATATTTAGTCGCCACTTGCGATCTCCACGGTGTCAATTAAATGGATTGCCGCCCCGGTGTAATCATCACCGCCCACGGCTATGGTTTCAGGGAAATACGGGTATACGGTCAGCGTATCGCCGGAATAACTGCCCGCGCCGATATACAAATCTCCGGTTGTTTGCAGGTGAAGAGACATTCCCAGCATATGACGGCTGCACGGCTTCACATCGGCGATCAGGCGTTCAAGTTCCTGATAGGTTTCTTCACTAATGCCCTGGTCTTCCACGCCAATATCCAGCGTGAAGGTGCCCGGTGCGGTATCAATGTTCCACCACTCGTTAACCCGAATGAAGAAGCCGAACGGCTCAACAACCCGTCGCATGGCGCCCGTTGTACCCTTGTACTTATGCAGGTAGAACGCATCGGATACCGCCTTACGCTTCGTGCTGATCGGCCAGGCCTCATCCCAGCGATCAACGGAGAAGGCCCACGCCAGATAGGGCAACAGATCAGCCCGACACGTCCACGGGTTCCACAACTGGCGAAGCGGCACGGGCACTTCCCCCAACGACGCGCAGACGCGGGCTGCGACTCGCTCCATTCGGCTGGCGCTGGGTGGTAACAGGTCATTACTCATCGTAACCACCCACCGTTATGGTGTATTCGGTGCAGTGCGATGCCTGGTAGTCACTCAGCACGATATCCGCAACAGGCTGCGCCAGTTGCACGCGCTGGACGCCTTCGACGTGCAGGGCGGCGTAGATAGCTGAAAGACGTATATCGCGCCCTAAGCGATTCTGCGCGGCAATATACGCCTGTAATTGTTGTTCCGATGCCTGCCGGACGGGTTCGGCTTCCGGCCCCGGATAGATGTAAAGCGTTGCATCGATCTGATACGGCACAATCTCCGCAGACTGCACCGTTACCCTGTCGGCCACCGGACGCACCTCTTCATCGTTCAGGGCAGCAGCGACCACGGAAAGCAGATCATCGCTGGCCGTTCCGTCACCCTCACGCGACAGCACCGAAATGGTGACGCAGGCAGGCGTAGGACTGACCGCCGAAATATCGGCTACGCGCCCGTCTGCTGAACGCCCCCAAAATTCATACGCCGCCGTTGGCCCGGCCACGCTCAGACCTTCAAAAGCCTGCTGGGTACGCGTGCGTAAATCCGGGTCTGACTCCATCACGGCTTCAATTGGCGGGGTAACGCTGTCGTCTTCTTCCTGAATGGTCAGACGTTCAACGTTGAAATTGACCGCCAGATTATCCAAATCGCTATCTGTGGAATAAGCCAGCATCACCGCGCGGGCCGCTTCGTTCACCCGCTGGCGCAACAGCAATTCGCGATAGCAATTCTCTTCCAGCAGCATGGTGATCGGCTCCGATTCAAGCTCAAGCGTGCGGGCGATCTCTTCCTGTTCATCTTCCGGGTACATCGCAATAAATGCGGCCTTGCGCTGCGCGAAAAGCGTTTCGAAGTCCAGCGGTTCAACCACCACGGGCGGCGGTAGCTGCGATAAATCGATCGTTCCGCTCATGCCTGGCCCCTCAATGTGATATCGGCGTTAAATGGCGTCTGATTGTCGGTGCGATTGGCCTGGATAGTGGCAACCAGCCGACCGGCACCCGGCGCGCTCAGGGTGATACTGGTCAGAGAGATCCGCGGTTCCCATAAATACAGGGCGCTGTAGATGGCAGACATAACGCGCAGCTTCGTTATGGCGTTATCGACCGGTTGATCAATCAGGTTGAAAAGCTGCGAACCGTAAGCACGGCGCATCACACGGGAACCGATCGGCGTTAACATAATGTCGCCGATAGACTGCGCTATATGCTCGTTGTCGGTGATGGCATGGCCTGAACTGGCATTCATACCGCTGTAACGGACTGTACTCATACCGGGCCACCTGTATTACTGCCACCGGACTGGACGCCGCTATGTTTGTGCGAATGGACAACGACACCATTAGACGAAAGCGATCCGCCTGAATGGGTAATGTTGCCCTTCATTTCCCCGCCCTTTTGCACTTCCAGCGTAGCGGTGATCAACTTGTTGGTGCAGACCACTTCCGGGGTGTCCAGGGTAACGCGCGTGTCTGCCTTGACCGTTACCACCGGCACTGTGGCGGTAATGGATTCCGACGCGGTGACGCTTGCCGTTTTCACCCCGCTGACAACCAGCGCGCTGGCCTCCGGGTCATATGAGATACGGGCGCCATCCGGGTGCAGGATCACGCAGGAGGTAGCACCAGCATCTGGCGGCGGTGCGTCTTCGCTGTAAAGGCTTCCGGCAATGAATGCCGTCTCCATCTCACCGCAGGGGCACAAAATATAAACCTGTTCGCCCACTGTCGGCGCCCACCACGTCACGGCTTCACCGGCGCGCGGCACTGCCCAGCGGATCCAGTCGATTTTGTTCTCGCCGGTTTCGACGCGTGCAAGATACTTTTCCGTGTCCACTTCCAGCACGGTGCCAATGCGGGCGAGATTGCAGATAAGGCGGTAGAGTTCGTTTAAATTCATAGTGCTGACTGTTTCCCGTGGTGCCGGTTACGCTGTCCGGCGTCGCTTCCACCCGGTAGCAGGCTTTACGACCGTTTCGGCTTTTGGGTTATGCAGTCAGTATCATGAGTCGCGCGCGCGCAAACAACGCGGCGCCATTGTGGCGGGTTGGTGACAATCAAATCTCTTGCATGAAGGCAACAACAGTATCGGCCAGCCAGTCTAAATCCCCCTCGGTCATGCCCAGGAGTTCACGCACCGGGTAACGTGCACGGGCACCCGGCACCACGTTATCGACTTCACCGTACTGGTGAACGCTGGCGATTTCGGCGGTATGTCCCTGAAAGCCAACCACTGCCATGCCGCCCGTACCGTAAGCCTTAAGAAAGCGTGCGGTGCGCAGCTTGCGGAACATCGGATCCTTTCTGGTGCGGTTCTGCTTGGACTGGTTGAGATTGATTTCAATATAGCGCTGGATATCACGGCGAAAGAACGTTCGTATTTCATTTCGGTCAACGTCATAACCCGTAATTTTTCGTTTATCCCCTCCGACTTGCGATCGTCCGCCACTACGGCGCCAGTTGCGAAGCTCCCTGACTTCTGGCGTACCATCATCTTTTGCCCAGAGAAATTTAATACCGCCCTGGGTACGAAGGATTTTTCGGCGGCGAGCCTGATAGCTTTCACCGCTGGGGTTCTTCTGGCTCGCGATACGCTTTTGCTGGCGCTTACGCAACCCGATTGCAACGTTACGCGTCAGCTTGCGGCGGTGGCCCGGCGAAAGCTGCGCGGCAGCGCTGGCTAACCAGTTGTCTAACTGCTGGAAGAGGGGATCGGTTTGTTGTCCTGCCATGTTTCGCCGCTGACCTCATCTTTAAATACCAGTGACCACGCACCAATTTCTGGCCCCGGCGCGGGGTCAGCACGGTGGCGGGTGACGATCTCGCCATCTTCGCTGGTAACGATCACTGATTCGTCAGTTTGAATCTGGAAGAGAATATCCATCGTGCTGTTACTCAGAATTTCGGCTTCGAATGTTATGCCGTTCTGCTGCCGGTCCGGGTTAAACAACAGATCAGGCTGATATAAACGCGCCCATGCAAGTATTGGCACACTGATAGTATCCACAGAATCCGGATAATCCATCACCAGCACTTCCAGCGTATAGCGATACTCAAACGCAGCAGCACGCTGGCCGGTGCTGACCATACGGCCTTTACGCAGGTAAACAGCCAGATTATCGGGATTCTCGCGCAGCCATGGCACATGCTGGCTTATCATCTGGCGCAGTAAATCAGGTTTAAGCATCATCAATTCCAGAAAAGAGGGTTAAGAAATCCTAACCCTCTGGTTTGTTATAATTGTTTGAGAACAACACCAATACCTATTGATGAACTGCTAGATGGCAGAACTAGTGAACTAATAACAAATTTAGATTCTAACAGAGGAACAGTGGATACTAATTTTGATGCATCAAACACAAAAATAGGGGTATTTCCTAATTGGTCATTAGCAATACCTTCTAATGGTATCTTATCCAAGATGTCATAATTAAGTCTTAGCTCGTCAACTGTCGCTGTAGCACTTAACAGTGTGCCATTGAGTGATAAGTCCGCATGGGCTTTTGCTTTGAGTTCAGGAGAAACTGTCAAACTCGCAATCTTATCAAATTTATGGATTTTATCCCATTGCGTACACCACTGATGGCAGTTCCACCAAGGATATTTTGCCCATATCTCTCCAGTTGCAGTAACCTCCACTTTAATATCATCAAGAGTTATCACAGGTGAAGCCAGTAATAATTTTGGCTGTTTATTAAGTTTAACTGCCAAATATGAACACCAAAAATATATATCAAAATCACCTAACGTGTTAACAAGTCCCTCAATGCCACCATCAACAATTTTTTGCATTTCCTTGACATCTGGGCCTTGATACTTATCTCCCGCAGATTTTGCGGCATCAACCACGCTTTTCGCTTGCTGGATTACTGAACCCGCAAAAGAGAAAACCTGACTGTGAATTGAAGAATTGCTTCCTTCAGAACCTTTAACTTTTCGTAAACTATCTTTAAGCAGGTCTGAAACTTCCTCTTTAGATAATTTATAAAGACCCATTGCACTAGTTGGAAGCTTCTCATCTTTTGGAAAATCTTGCCTCTGCTCTAGTACTTTGAATGGGTATTTAACTGAACCTAATAGCTTATCGCATACAGATTGTTCGACTTCTGCATATAGGTCATACGTACTATTTTTTGCTGTGATAGACATAATAACCACTCTCTTAGGTGAAAGAAGAAACAACAACGATGGTATTATTAAGTAACCTCAACAACTTTACTTCAGAGGTCTATTCAATATAGTTCAACTCGTTATTTATTTCTGGAGGAAATTAGTTTGTAGGATAACTCACAGGCTAATCCTCTGGCTCTTGCTTCGTCAGCTTCTCTTGCCAGATCCCCCGCTCGATCGTCAGCGCGGCGGAACAGGTCGGCGAGCAGTACGGCGCCGCTGGTTTCTGCCTCGCTTCTGCCGGGAGTTCCGGCACCGCAGGCGCGTTCACGGTCTGCCAGTTGCCTGGCGAGTTTGTCGGCCCTGTCGTGCAGCCCACGAGAAGCAGCACGGGCACGATCGGCATCAGCCAGCACGCCAGCAAGTTGCTGGCTGGTTTGTTTTCTGATCGCATCAATTTCACCTTGTCGGCGTTGTTCTTCTGCCCTGGCCTCAGCCTGCCTTTGTGCCAGCGCGGTGGCGTCGCGTGCATCACGTTGCGCCCACTTTTCACGCCAGTGCTGATCGGCATCACCGTAACCGGCGCTGTAACGCCAGTGGCTAAAACCCCATACAGCAGCAGCGGCCAGCACAAAACAAACAATCACTTTCCAGCGTGATAACAGCTCCATTTCAAAACCTCTCGCCAGCTCACACCGTCAATACCGGACGTGCTGGAGCACTGTCAAAAATGACCGCGCTCGATACGCACGGCCAGCACAGTTAAAAATGATCAGGCCAGAAATAACGTGCGCTCGGCTTCCCGGCGCTTAGCCAGCCCCGGCAACACCTTGCCGCCTGCTTTATTCCATTTCGGAAACTCAGCCGCAGCCCCGGTGAAATCGCCAGCATTCAGCTTTTTCAGCAGTGTGGAACCTTCCAGCGCCTTTACGCCCAGGTTGTAGGCAAAATCAACCAGCGCATCGAAATGATTTTGATTGATGGTGACTTTAACGAGCCCCGTAACGCCTTTTTCATACTGCACCAGACCGCTACGCAACAGGCTATCGGCAGTTTCCTGCGTGATGGTCATGCCCTTGCCAACCGGCACGCCGTTGACGGGTTGAGTCCATCCATAACCGATCGTCCAGACGCCTACAGAATCCTGATAAGCGGTCAGCCTGCACCCTTCAAAGCCTTTCAGCATGTTGATGCCGTTATTGCTCATCTCCACCTTTCATCCCTCCGATTCGGTTTTCGATAAACCCGGTAACTTTGTTGCGGACTTTATCCGCGCCCATAAATCCGATTGAGGCGCCCACGAACGTTACCGCGTTGGACGGAAGCCCCAGATATTCCAGCGAACCGGCCACAGCAAGCGTGACAATCCCACATACCAGCGATCCGGTGGCTGTTTTAAGCAAAGACTGCCCATCGTAAAGGCTCATTAGCGCCGAAATACTCAGCGCCGCACCAGCCGCAAACAGTGTCGGCAGATAAGTAGCGATCCATTTCATTGTTTGTTCGAGTAATCCCGGTGGTGTGTCGTGCATACCCTCCCCCTTAATCCCATAGCTGCACGGTTTCCCGCTGGGCTGGCGGCTGGATCTCTGGCAGGTAGACAATCTGCCCGGCCTGCAACTCAGTGGCGGCGGAAATGCCCTTATTGGCATCGATCACCGCCTCGGTAACACCTGCTGTTCTGCCGTAATAGCGCCAGCAAAGCAGGTCGATCGTGTCGTTTTGCTGCGCCTGAACGTTCATTACACCAACTCCGCCAGGCCCCGGCTTTCGTCCTGGATATCACGGATTGACCAGCGCACATCCCGCCACAGCGTATCGATCTGCGTGCTCAATGCCGCCGCGTGGTCTTCGCCTTTACTGGTGGTGTCAATATCGCGGTAGCCTTCAATCAACAGCGCCTTAGTGAGTGAATACACGGCGTTTTTATAGCGCCATACCTTCACGGAAGTGCCATTCACCGGACTGGCCGGAATTTCTGCCAATGACTCATAGCCCGCATCAATCTGCACCTGGCGCCACAGGAAAAGCTGATCATTAACATGGGCCACCGCTTCCACCGTTCGCGACATCAGGCGATCGGTTGTCACCTGCCCATCAAGACGCATCGCGCGGCGTAGTTCAGCCAGCGAAATGACCGGCCAGAATGGCAGGCTTTCAACTTTCGCGCCGCCATCATCAGGCACTGGATCGGATGGTGGCCGTACTGGCTCAGTGGCTACCAGACTCATGATCTCTACTCCGTATAAGTCAGGCGGTGGACGGCAGGACGAAGACGCGGCGTTGCCTGTTTTCGCCTGCCGTGCCGCCTGGGTGCGCGGGGGCACGTTCGGTTATGACGCCGCCTTCTGGCGGGCTGTCGTGGTTCTTTTCTTCGCTGCCGGCTTGCTTTTAGCGGCGGGCTTTTTGGTTTCCCGCTTCGCTTTTGGCTGCGCTGGCGGCGTTGCCGTCTGGGTTTCGGTTTCGGTGTTGTTTGCTTCTGGCTTGCCGTCTGCGCCTTCATCGTCAGCAGATTGCCCGGACTTCTTAAGCGCACGTTGCAGAAGCTCAATATCACGGGTTACGCCTGCTTTTTTCGGGTTCAACACTGCCGCCTGGCGCAGGTATTCAACCGCAGCGGTAAGCGATTCAACGTTGTCAGTCAGGCGCAGCGTATAGCCCAGCGCCTTAAGCAGCTTTGAGCGCACCTCATCCGGCATATCTTCGTTCAGGGTTAAGCCCCGTAAAGCTTCCAGCAGGTCAGCGGCGACCGGCGCAACAGCCGGATTAGCTTTGAACGCAGCTAGGACGGGATCGCAAATTTCTTCCACCAGTACGGTGGCGGTGGTGCGGCGATATTGATCCGGCATCGGCAACTTATGGCGCAATACGTACTGACCAATGCGCAGGGCTTCGGCGATGTTTCCGCAGTCACAACACCAGATCATGACGGTGGTTAACACGTCGTCAGACTGGCCGGAATCTGCCGTAAGTACGCCTTCGATCCACGGCTGATAGTCCGGCAGGAGTTCGCGTTTTAAATCCGCTTTAGCCTTCTGGGACTGGACACGGCTCAAACGGGCTTTATCCAGTCGCAGGCGGTGAAGCATGGTTTCGTATGCCGTCATTTCAAGCTGCGACGGCTCACGGCTGGCGTGGCGGCGTTCAGCCATCACGCGATTAAAATGTTGTTGAGCAGGTGTCAACATGATGCCCCCAAAGCGACCAGCAGTTAGCTGGCCTGCGCTGATTTATGGTGCCGGTGCTGGTTCTGCAGCGGTAATGCCTTCGATCAGACAGCCGAAGCCGTAATCTTCAACAACATAGGCATCATTTGACGAACTGTAGGTAGATACGCGGTTATATTCCGGCTCTTCCACAATGCGGCGGCGGTGCGCACCTTCCTGCCAGTAAATCGACAGGTTTTCCCACGAAGTGATAAACATGCTGCCATCAGGGAAGAAAGGCGCGATGAACGAAGGCAGGTTGCCGATCGTCTTACGCGATGCGATCAACTGACCGGCCAGCGCTTCGGAGTTCGGGTTATTGGTGCTGACAGCGTTGATGATCGGGAACGAACGGCTAACCGTCAGATTACGACCGGTGATCACCACCAGATTGGGCGAATCTTTGTACCACTCGTCCATCAGTGAGTTAACCGCGTCATAAACCAGCGAATCGTAGTTACCGTAATCACCTTTAGCGATCACCTGGTTGGAATCGTCGCGGCTGGTCACGGTGATATCTTTCATGACACGTTGCGGCGCATTCGCGCGGTACTGTTGCAGCCAGCCGATACCGCAATCCTGCAAAAGCGGGTTAGCGTTGCGGTCGGACTTATCCGCATAGCTGGTTCCGTTAAAGCCGATCATGATGCGGTCAAGCGCGATACGCTGAATGATCTGATTGCTCAGACGCTGCTGGAAATCCGGGAATTTAGCCCACGCATCAAGCTGCGCATAAGAGGCGAAAGTATCCGCGTTCACCTTATTACAGGTGTACTTGTTCGAATCCAGCGCCGTGACGGAAACAGGCTGACGGCGATCGGTGGTGGAATTGTTGGTGCTGGAAATCGGGCCGCTCACACCCAGACCGATTTTTTCGCCGGTCTGATCGTTAACGCCGTAGATGCTAATCAGCTTCAACATTTCTGAAGACTGCTGCACCTTGTCTTCAAGCGTCTGCTCAACGCTTGGATCAATGCTGAACGACTTTGTTACGTGGGACTTATTGATGTGATTCAGTTCAGCCTGTCGCTCAAGATACGCATCAAACAACTCACGGGTAGAATTACGCATAGTTATATTTCCTGTACTGTTCCTTCGTTACTGGCGGCGATCAGCAGTCAGCAAGCTGGGCGTTAGATTTTTCAGTTGCGCCGGTCGCTTCCGTGCGGCGGTATTTGCTGGCGTCCTGGGTAGAAAGCTGCGCTTTCATCTCGTCGAACTCAGAGCGCAACTTATCCACTGCTTCGGCGGTCTGCTTATTCTTAAGCTGCCCTGCGCTCAGTTTTTCCATCTTGTCCAGCAATTCACCCTGGCTTTCCGCTACCAGTTCAACCGCCTGGCGGATATCGCCATTTTCACGATCGAAGTGCTGGCGGGTTCCGGTCAGCATTTCCTTGATACGGGAAAAGAAGTTCTTCCCGGTGTCGGACGCTGGCGGCTCTTCCTGCGCAAATTCGAGGGATGATTCCAGGGTTTCAGTGAAGAAGCATTCAGGTGCGTAGTGACGCGCAGCCAGTGGGTTGGCGCTGGCGTTCTGGGTGCAAAACTTCATCATTTCGGTGCCCAGGCTCGCCGGGTTATCGGTACAGGCCAGCCCCATAAGGTAGGCCTTGCCGGTATCGGCAAAGGACGGATGCACCTCAACGCTATGGTAGATTTTCTGGCGTTTCTTCTTCAGTTCGACCAGTTCGTCCGTGGCGTCCACCTTTACCAGAAGCGCCAGCTTGCCCTTTAACGGGCCTTCGGCAATCTCTTCGGTTTTAGTCTCGACCACATCACCATACGCGCGGAAATCGCTTGTCGGCGACCAGCCTAAAATGTGCTCCAGATTGACGCGGGCGCCATAGACCTGGGGATCGTACTGTTCGGCCATTTCGGTGATGTGCTGACGTTCCAGCACGCGGCCGTCACAGGTTGCGCCCTCTACTGCGGCGCGGAAAAAATTTGTCATTGGCATGGTGACAAAGCTCCGGGTTGGTAAGCGATTGATATTAACCAGTGCCCCAATCATTCCCTTTGCAGCCGGAAGGCGCAAAGCCTTCACTTTGTCGGACTCAGGCGACAACCAGCGGCGATATTGTTGCGCGCGCGAGCGCGATAGCCTGTTGCCATGAATACAGCCGAAGACCTAAGCACAAAAGCCAAAAGCCTCTACTGGCAGGCGTTTAGCATCACTCAGATTTCTAAGGAAATCGGGGTGAGCATTAACACGATCTACAGTTGGCGCCGCCGCTATGAATGGGATAAAGCCACCCCCATGCAGCGGGTGCAGGATCGCACGCATGTTCGTTACCTGCGCCTGGTGGAAAAGGACGACAAAACCCCGAAGGACTTCAAAGAAATTGACCTGCTGGCGCGCCAGCTTGACCGCTTTGAACGGCATGAGCGACGCGACCAGGAGAAAGAGAAGAAGGCGAAGACCCCGAAAAACCATTTCACCGAAGAACAGATAACCCAGCTTCGCGCCCTGGTCTTTGATTCGCTATACGAGCATCAAAAACGCTGGTTCAAACAGTGGAACCGGCGTAACCGCTTTATCCTCAAATCGCGCCAAATTGGTGCCACCTGGTACTTTGCCCGCCAAGCGCTGTTGCGTGCGCTGGAAACCGGAAATAACCAGATATTCCTGTCAGCCAGCCGTGCCCAGGCGTTCCAGTTCAAGCGGTTCATTCAGAAGCTGGCACAGGAAATCGGTGTAGAACTCAAAGGCGGCGACGCCATCGTATTGAGCAACGGCGCAACGCTGTACTTTCTCGGCACCTCTGCCGCGACGGCACAGAGCTACACCGGCGATCTGTACATGGATGAAGCCTTCTGGATCAGCAACTTCATCAACCTGCGCAAAGTCGCCGCAGGCATGGCGACCCACAAAGGGCTACGCCGCACCTACTTTTCTACGCCTTCCAGTGAAGAACATGAAGCCTATCCCTTCTGGACTGGCGATCAGTTCAATAAGCACCGTTCACGGGCTGATCGGGTGGATATCGACACCAGTTATAAGGCGCTCAAAAACGGCAAGCTGGGCAGAGATAACATCTGGCGCCAGATAGTCACGCTGGAAGACGCCGTGAAGCTCGGCTTCGATTTGGTTGATACCGATGAAATCCGTAACGAGAACTCCCCCGATGAATACGCCAACCTGTACGGCTGCATGTTCGTTAAAGCCGGGGAACGCGCCTTCGACTACAACGCAATTCTGGGCTGCGGCGTTGATGGCTACATGCCGGACGCGTGGCCGGACTGGAACCCGTTTGCACCCCGCCCGCTGGGTAACCGCCCTGTCTGGGTAAGCTATGACCCCAACGGCAGCAGCGGCAAAGGCGACAGCGCCGGGCTGGTTGTGCTGGCTCCGCCAGCCGTGCCGGGTGGTAAGTTCCGCGCGGTAGAGCGCCACCAGTTACGCGGCATGGAGTACGAAGAGCAGGCCAAATTTATTAAAGAGATCACCACCCGCTACAACGTGCAGCACATTGCTATCGACGGCACAGGGATCGGCGATGCGGTTTATCAACTGGTGATCAAGTTCTTCCCGCAGGCGGTTAAATACAACTATTCACCGGTTCTTAAGCGGTCGATGGTGCTCAAAATGTTGATGGTCATTCGTGCCGGGCGCTTTGAGTTCGACGCCGGAATGATGGATCTCGCACAGTCGTTTATGACCGTGCGTAAAGTCACCGCAGGCGGCGTTATTACCTACCAGTCCGATCGGGCCCGTGGCAGCAATCACGGCGATCTGGCATGGGCAACTATGCAGGGCATTTATAACGAACCGATCGGCGCGGAAGTGACCGGCGATAACGGCAGTTTTGTGGAGGAGTTTTAATTGAGCGGCAAAAAGAAATTCAGGGCGCCAACTGCTGCGCCAGCCAGCACGGCCAGCAACGCAGCCACCCCGCTGGAAAGCGTGGAATCTTTCAGCTTTGGCGACCCGATCGCAGTCAACGATCGCGCGTCTCTTATGGAGTGCCTCGAATGCCATAACAATGGCCGCTGGTATGAACCACCGATCAGCCCCTACGGGCTGGCGCGCATGTTCGACGTTGCCGCCTATCACCAGTCACCGCTGATATTTAAACGCAATGTTATCGCCAGTTGCTACATACCGCACCCGCTGTTGACCCGGCAGGAGTTCACCGCCTTGGTGCAGGATTATTTAATTTTCGGTAACTGTTACATGGAATGCCGCCGCAACCGACTCGGCCAGCCGATCGAGCTGCGGCACAGCCAGGCAAAATATACGCGGCGCGGCATAGACCCGGCGCAATTCTGGTTTGTTCCGCGCTACGTTGACGATCACGCGTTCGAACCGGGCAGCGTCTGCCAGATCAAGAACCCCAGCCCGCACCAGGAGATCTACGGCGCGCCGGAATATCTGGCCGCGCTACAAAGCGCCATGCTGAACGGTGAAGCAACGGTATTTCGCCGCAACTACTACATTAACGGCAGTCATGCGGGGGTGATCGTCTACCTCACTGACCCGGTAGCGAATAATAACGATGTGGAAAAGCTTAAGAAGTCGCTGAAAGATGCACGCGGCAACGGTGCTTTTAAAAACCTGTTTGTCTACGCGGCGGGCGGAAAAAAGACGGCCTGCAAATTATGCCGTTCAGCCAGGTGGCGGCGAAGGATGAGTTTACCGGCATCAAAGACGCCACCCGCGACGACCTGTTAGCCGCGCACCGCGTGCCGCCCGTTCTGATGGGGGTAATGCCGAATAACTCCGGTGGCTTTGGCGACGTAGAGAAAGCGGCGAAGGTGTTTTCCATCAACGAACTGGCCCCGATACAAGAAAGCCTGAAAGAGTTAAACGACTGGCTGGGGATCGATGTGGTGCGCTTCAACCCTTACGCACTATTGCAGGCAGCGATCTGACGCCAGCCCGGACACACTCACCACCACCGTGGAACGGCCAGCACGGCCGCAACTGACCACACCGCACATAAGCCCCTCAGCAGCCCGCTGGCAGGGGCTTTTCTTTTGCCTCAAACCACCACGGCGAACCGAAAACGACGCTGCAGCGAGGCGCAGCGGCGCGAAAATCGGCGCAGATAATACCGACCCTATCCCACCCCTCAGCGCGCGCTCATTCCCCCGCCTCGCCCGCACGCAGAAACCCCGCTTTTTTGTGCAAATGTGCAGACCAGCGGAAGGCCCGCCCCGTCTGGTCTGCTCTTGAAAAATCACCATCATAAAAGTTGTGCATTTACGTGCGATTTAATGCATCAATTTATCACCAACAAAAAACACCCCAACATGTGGGGTGTTTGAATAACAAGTTAAAGCTATTTTTTTACTTTCGCATATGCCGTTTTGATGGCCTCGTTATTTTTTACTACCCAATCAACTACGTCAGTCCGCGATTGCGTACCTGCTGGCAAATGCTCACGAATGGCCCATTCAATCCGCTGTTTGGTTTCAATAGATAGCTCAGAACTGTTTCCAAATCCCGTATTGAGCAGATAAAGCATTTCATAACCTTCATGACGGCTGAAACGATCACCATCTGCTTTCCGTTTTGTTGGATCATCACCCTGCGCTTTCGCTTTCCAGTTGTAGTCTTTGTACAATAGATCGTCTTTAGTTATATCAGTCATTTTAAATCCCATGAGTTTTTGCCAAGTGGCCTCATAGATATACATAAATAAAACCACTCAATTCTGTGAATCCTAAAACAATTCCGGATAACTGAAGCCAAATAACCGCTTGGTTGCACAATAAAGAAACAGCTATTCCACAGTATAATGCTTCTTCATGCATCGCCGTTTGCGTTCGAAAAAGCCACCTTCATTCTGTTCAAAAGGTCGCTTGTCTTTTTCTTCGCCGCCATCACCTGCGACGGCAGTTTATCCAGCCCCGACGCGGCTCGGTTGCGCGATATCAGCCGCCCATCCTGCACGGTCATAATGAGATCACCGCACGCCACTGACGCACCGGCCATAATCGATCTGACCATTCTGGCGCTGGCATCAACCCCGCGCAGCGCCAGCAGTTCACTGATCTGCTGCTCTTTGACTGATAGCCCGACCCCCTCTTCCCGTTCCGGTGGCCGCTTTTTACGTTTACTCCGCACATCGTCATTAAGTCGCTGCGCCAGCACCCTCTTTTCCTGCCGGGAAAGCGCATCAAAATTCACCGTCTCGCCCACTTCGTGATCAGCATGTTCAAGACCGTCTGCACCTGTCGCGGGATCCCGCGTACAGTTATTGACAGAACTCCGAGGGGCGGCGCTGCCGCCTGAAAAACCAACGTCAACGGCCATACCGTCAGCGCTCTGGCGCTTCGGCACGATTTTGTATTGTGTGGTGCGGGTGAAGATCAAAGAGTCATTGCCCGTAATCGGGCAGTAAATACCAGTGATTCGCTGGACGTTATCGCCGTAGGCATTGCCATTTTCAGTGGTTTCATAGTTCAGACGGATGCGCAGCTTATCGCGCTCAACCAACGGGCCACCCTGGGCTAATACGTAGTTATCCCATTCGCCACCGTTAGCGGCCTGCCGGGCGGTTTCCAGTTCAGGGTGTAACACCAGTTCGCGATCGCCCAGGCGGCGAAGTTCCCGATATACCGTGACCGGCGCGCCGCCGATCTGCTGAAACTGGCGAATTGACCAGCGCGACGCCCACGCGCTAACGCGGAGTGACATTTCTTTCAGGTCTTCCCCGGTTTCGTCGTCCTTCTCACCATCCAGCGCGAAGCCATCGATATTCTTCGAAATGTATTTCGCTATGTAGCCGGTTGCGCTGCCTAAAGCGTCCTCAATCGGTTTAAATTCAAGGCGGTGCTCCCACGCGCCCGGCTCGTTGCCGTCTTCTCTCAGGGCATATTTTCGGAAGATATCGCGCGCCTGTTCGACCTTTTCCGGGCGCATGAAAAGAAGTAAGTGCCAGTGTGGCGTTGCATCGTGGTGCGGTTCAACAACACGAAAGCCGAAAACGCGGATCCCTTTTCTCTTCCATGCGGCGCGGGTTCTCGCCCAGACTTTGCAAAGATATTGCTGTGTCTCACGCGGCGACGCGCCACAGTATTTGTTATTACGGCGCCCGTTATGCTGCATAGCGTGATAGCGGGAAGGCGCTGTCAGCGTGTAGAAGTCACCGGCCAGCCCTTCCAGCTTCGCCAGATCTTCAAATCCGCGCATTCTCGTCATGAGTTCTCGGCGACGGTTGGCCGGATTGGCAACACTGCCGGCGACTTTATCGATCAGGGAAATGCGCTCGCCCGTGTCCTGGTCTTCCAGTTCCATAGCCTTAAGGTATTCACGGTTAGCCTTTTTCTGGGCCAGCCATTCCGTAAGGCACGGGGCGCTACTGTATGGAGAAGATTTTTTCTGGACGTATCCCGCTGCGATCATCAAATGCTCACGCCACCGGGCATGTATACGGCGCAGGCGGTTTAACCACCACTGCGGTGACTCAAGACGGAGAACCGCGCGTAACGCGTCCTCCGCTTCAAGTTCTTCATTGCAATACGCTGTCCATCCGGGGATCGGCGTTTTTAGATGCACCGCCAGCGACGCAATACGGCCATAGCCAGAAAGCGCCGCGAACTCAGGATCGCCGGTGCGCGCCAATTGGTGATCGGACTCGCGTATAAACTCGCTCGTAAAGATATCGGCAAGCGTATAAGCCAGTCTTTTTAACTCTTTCTTCCCTGCCCAGAGCATACGGAAAAGCTGATCGCGGATTGGCAGCAGAATACCGGGCATCACAGTGTTAGGCTGGTAAACACTGTTCACGCTATCAATATGCGTTAATACGTGGCGCTCAAAGGTATTAACCAGCCAGTGATCTGCCGCTTTGCGGTCTTTCGCATCCAGCGCATCAAGCTTCGCGGCAAAGTGGCGGCGGACATACTGCGGAAGAGAAGCTAGGCGGCGACGCAGCAGCTTACTGCGTTCCGGCTTTTCGTCCTCCGCTACCAATTCACTGAACGCAATATGCTTACGCGTGCCGTCCGGCGTGAGGTAGTCGAAACCATCCAGCCCCGGCGCTACATCAACGCCAATCGGCTGGTATGGTTTGTTCCCGCCATAAGCGTAAGGGGTAGCATTGTCAGTGCTACCCGGATACGGTGGAGGTGGAGAAGGGGCGCGACGGCCACGGGTTGCCGTGGTCATATTTGAACTACATCCCCTACTTTAACGGCTTTGGCTTCCTCTTCTGATTTCTTCAGAATTGTGGTTGTTGATTCCCTTCCATAAGCTGTTACTTTCGCCTCAACCAACCAATACGGCACAATCTCGCCACGACTCACGCTTATGATTTCAATGATCCAGGCGTCTATAAGATTCATTAAAACGCCTCCAGATCGTCAAACGTGCCTGCCGCAACCATCGCGTTGTAAGTCGCATCACCCATCACGGCGCCACAATCAGGGCAACCTCCGTCGTAACGCCCGCAGCAGTCGCAGACAGGCAGCACGCCGATCACTTCTTTGGCCTTCTGGCGGTTGTCTTTGTCAGTGCTGACGGAACGTTGCACGCTTATTTCGTGCATCTTGAAAGGCTGATAAATCGCGCGGGAGGCTTCGGTGTCGCTATTGGAAATGACGACCTTCACGCCATGCTTACGGTTAACTTCCAGCAGTGCCTGGACTAACTGGCGGTGGTTGTCTTCCGTGAATGGTTCAGTGTGGTATTGGGTAAAATCGGCTGTTTTGCTTTCAGGCAGGTAAGGCGGATCGCAGTAAACGAGAACATCGCCACCCGTGACGACCTGTAGAGAACGCTGGAACGGCGCGCAAAGAAATATTGCCTTTGTATCGTTGGCCTTTTCGGCAAACAGGCGGATTTCATTTTCAGGAAAGTAGACGCTCTTATACTTGCCAAACGGCACGTTAAAGCCGGTTTTCCGGCTGTATCGGCATAAGCCGTTATAACCGTGGCGATTCAGATACAGGAATTGAGCAGCGCGCATAATGCACGCCATTTCAGCGCCATAACGCAACCCACCGCTTTTTACCGTACCCACCTGCTTATTGAACGCGGCGCGGACTTCGTTGTAACCCTGCGGGCTGTTCTTACTGTTGAACAGTTCGCGGGCCGCATCGATCACTAAGTCCGGGTAGCGGGTGACTTCCCGATACAGGTTAATAAGATCCGGGTTGATATCAGCCAGCACATAGCGGCGGTATTCAGTCGCCAGAAATACCGATGCGCCGCCTACGAACGGTTCGATCAGGCAGTCGGCTTTAGGAAGATGCGGCAGCAGGTCAGGGAGGACACGGGTTTTACCCCCTGCCCATTTGATGAACGGGCGGATCATTTTACAGGACTCCGTAAGGGGAAGATGGAACAGCCGGACGCTGCAACGCCGTGGTAAGGCGCTGGCGCATGTCGTCGATAAAGCAGGAAACAGAGGGATCGTCAGAAGAAAGGGTTAACTCACCATCGCGGCGGGTTTTAATCGTCAGCCCTTCACGCTCAACAGCAGGTAAGAGAACGTGCAGGATGAAGTTATATTGATCGCGTTTAGTCATGATTCGAAGCCTCAGAAATTGCCGGGTTTCCCCGGCAATCTGTTACTGGTGATCCGCTGATTGGTTAGCTGACTTGAGGGCAGGCCAGACAAGGAGAAGAAGAGCGCCAACGAAGAAGACGTCGCCAATCACCGAAAGCAGGTAGCTGGTGAAATCCACTGCTACGACCATGAAGGCCAACATCAGGGCCAGCGCCGGACGTAGTGAATCCAGCACGCGCAGCATCAGAAATAATCCTCAACACGCAGCCCCAGACGGCGCCCGACCTCTTCCAGCACCTTCTGTTCTTCCTGTTCGATCTGGCCGTCCGCTTCGGCGATAGTCAGCATGTTGACGAAGACTTCTTCGGCTTCTTTCGGATCGTTTTTGATGTCGTCGATTTCGCGCAAAATGTTCATGCGGCCAACGCGGAAGCCAGCTTCAAGCTGTTCCGTATAGCGGTTAATGGTGGATGTGATTTCATTGCCGAAATGCGCAAGGCGCGGGTTAGAGCGGATAAGCTGATCCAGCTTGCTGGTTTCTTCTTTTTCGATCTCGCCATCGGCGGCAGATACCAAAAGACAACCGCCGACAATAGCTTCCATCAGATCGCGATTTTCTACTTTCTTAAGTTCAACTTTTGCCGCTGCTACTTTTTTTTCCAAACAGTTTATTAAACATGCCATTTATCCTTTTTAGGATGAGTGAAAGCGCCATCACTTAATTAAGTGACGACAGTGAAGACTGTTTTTTAATTACTATTTAACTGGCGTTATTAGCCGATTAAATTTCTCAAAGAATTAACAAGGTTAAAAAGCAATCCTTTGTTTATCTTCTTCGTATAAACAAAGGGCTTACTCATTCCCTTAATAAATTGAACCCTGCTAGGCTCAGGCTTAAAGAATTGCCCGTCTGGTGTTTCCAGCCAGCCGCGTGAGTTCTTGAAGTGTGTGACCTGGCACCCGTGCTTAAGCAGGCTTGCCAGTGATGGGCCATCATCGTGCATTACTGCCCCCTTGCTTAAACATCTGGTCAACCGTGCGCATGGCTTCCGCTAAAGCAAAGTCACGCCCGTAATAATCTCCATTGCTGGAAATTCTGTAAGAGTGTTTCAGCGTAAAAGGATTACGCGGGCATTTCTGAATAGTGAAGCCACGATATAAATATGAGTGACGACTCAAGGTTACTAACTGGCTCATATTAACGCCCCATTGCAAGTAATTTGCCGTCGTAATGTTTATAGATAAGCGCTGCAATCTTTTCCTTTAATTCGGAATCAGTGATATCAATATGTCCGCAATCGGTAGAAATAGTTAGCTCTCTCTGCATTGCCGGAATCTGATGATTCAGAATCTGTATAAACTTTGAAGCGTTATTATTCTCTTCCATTTCCATTCACCTTCTTTCAAAAAGTGGCGGCTTTATCCAGATGATTGAAGCTGTCTAAATACATGCGGGCGTAATACGCCACCATGTTGACCTGTAGCAATTCTCTGCGTCCTGGGGTTGTACGTGGTACCAGCGGCAGATACCTACGCTCTGCATCGCTTTGCACCTGGCGCAAGTCCATATCGTAAAACTCTGCAAACTCTTTCAGCGTCATGCGCGGCTTGATACCTTTCTCAGTCAAATGAGCAAGGGCAAGCGTCATAGCTTCGCGTTCTTTTGAACCGCAAACGGGTAAATCTGTGATTTTACGCACCTTTGAAGACGCAGCCTTTTCAGTGGTGCTTTTCCGCGTTGTCGACATGGGCTATCCTTTACGATCGGTTTAGATTGGTTTTGACAGGGTTCCTTAAAGAACCCTTGAGCTAAATGTAAGGGTGCTTTGGAGAACCCTGCCAATGACGATTGGAAAAAAATTACGCGAGATAAGAGAAGCTGAAGGGTTAACACGCGAGGAACTCGCTGAAATCACAGGCATTCCAGTGCCCACAATGAAGCGCTACGAAACGGGGCGCATAGCAAATATCGGAAGCGATACGCTGACCAAATACACACAGCACCCGCGATTTAGTAAATATTCGCTGTGGCTGATGACTGATCAGATTGCACCTGAATCTGGGCAAATATCCCCGGCTCTCTCCCCTGATGGGCAAAACAAAACATCCAGCCCCCCAAACGACCAGAAGGTTGGTTAACCGTCTACAAAATCTATAAGAACTGGGGTTCTGGCGGCATATGCTTTGAAAGATACACGTGGGTCTAGTTTACTGTTTTTATTGAAATTTAAATGAGACTAAGTATGGAAACTGAATACAGCAAGTTCAATTATGTGCGCAACAAAGACAAGCTTTTAACGAATCTGATCAGCTTAATAGATGGAATTTTAAGCGATGGAAAGGTCACTCAAAACGAAGTGCTTTTTCTTGACACCTGGCTCATGGAAGCCGAAGTAATAAGCCGCAATTATTGTGTCCGGGCCATACGAAATAGAGCGGCAGATATTCTCGCAGATGGTGTAGCTACTGAAACTGAACTTAAGTTCTTTAAGGCAGATCTTCTTAAAATTCAACAGCAAATTCTTGATACTCCCAGCTTGGATCTTTACTCAGAAGAAGCAGACCGTCATCTGCTTGAAGGTCTTTGCAAAGGTATGCTTGCAGACCATCAGTTGCTTGATGAAGAAATTAAGTATCTCAGTTGGTGGCTAACAAGTAACGGGGCCCTGAAGAACAATTATCCAGGTAAAGAACTGTATCAACTCGTTACCGAAATTCTTAAAGATGGTGTCATTACTCCTGAAGAACGCGAGTCACTAAAAGAAGGACTGGTTGCTTTCACTGGTTGCGACTTGGCAAACGGGGTTGTAGATGGAATGTCAACACGATTGCCAATAGATGACATTGAATCGCTTGATTTATCAGGAGCAGTTGTATGCCTCACTGGTGACTTTCTTCATGGGAAAAGAAGTAAGTGCAAAGCTGATATCGAAGCAGCAGGTGCAAAGGTATGCGACAGCGTAACAATGAAAATTAACTATCTCATTGTCGGAACCCTAAGCTCCAAAGATTGGATGTACCAAAGTCATGGAAGGAAGATCGAGAAGGCTGTTGATTATAGAGACAACAAAAATATTCCCTTAAAAATCATCAGTGAAGAGCAATGGCAAAGCTTCATGGTTTAGCCTGTGATGACAATAAAATCATGGGTTCGGATTGCTGGATGGTAGACGTTCATCCGGAAGGAGCGCAGTAAAAGCCATCCGCAAATTTTTTAAGCCGTAAGCAATTAAAAGCCCATAGAGATTATTGAGTAATTTTATGCAATCAGGATTTGTAAATGGATGATTATGAAAAGGTTCTTAAAGAACTTAAAGATTTAGCAGAAGCGCAAGAGCAATCGGATATCCAAAAAACCATTGAAAGGAATAAGCTTCTTCAACGACTGGAAAAGGTGAGTCCAGCCCTATTTGGTAAGTTTCTGGCGGAAAAAAATGCTTCACAAGTGTGTCTGTCTTGTGGCTCGACAAAGCTTTCAGTACCTGAAAGCAGAACCATCCCTAAACCCTCCCCCGCTGACATGCATTCTAAAAAATCAGCAGAGGAAAAAAGGCAATGGCTTATCGCTCAAATGCATCCTTATGTTACCCCCACTTTCAACCAACCTAACGATTTTCCGAGACTTGGGATTGTTGATTATCGCGTATCGTGCCTGAATTGCGGTCATGTGCACATTTATCGGGCCGCACCGGCAGTGGAATGGGTTGAATGGTATTTGGCAAATTTTGGCGGGACTTCTTATGAGTGATTCAAACAATGTCTACCCTTTACGTGATGTCCCATTATCTTTTTCTGATACGATAAAGAAAGGCCATAACGATGGCGGTGATGGCGGAGATAACGGTATGACTGAAATCATCAAACGTATCGAAAAGCTGGAAAGCGATACTTCACAAATCAGGATGGACGTTGCGGTACTGATGGCGCGTTCAGAAAATTTTGCAACGAAGTCGGATCTTGAGTCCGTACGTGCTGACGTTAACAAACTGGCAATACGCTCAGAAGAGTTTCTGACCAAAGCAGACTTTCATAAAGCCGTCTCTGATGTGAACCTGAAGTTTGTTGACATTCACAAAGAGATCACGGCACAAACCAGATGGTTCATGGCTACGCTGATCGGAACTGCTGGTATTGCTCTTGCTGTTGCAAAATATCTGTTTGGATGATGCGGCGTGACAGTAAAACAAATCTCTGGCGGCTGGCAGGTTGATGTCCGCCCGCAAGGTCGCAATGGCAAACGTATCCGTAAAAAATTCCCTACCAAAGCAGAGGCCCAGCAATATGAACGCTGGGCTATTGCCACTCATAACAATAAAGAATGGGTTGATAAACCAAGGGATCGAAGCTCTCTATCCGACCTGATTACTCTCTGGTGGGATCGCTGCGGCAGCACGTTGAAAGATGGCGAGAATCGCCACGTAAAACTTAAGGCAACCGATCGCCGGTTAGGATTCCCGCGCGCAATCGACGTTACCCCCGAAGCTTTTGCCCAGTACCGCGCACAGCGCATCACTGATGGCATTGCCCGTAAGACCGTGAACAATGAACATCGCGATCTAAAAGCCATGTTCAACAAGCTGCGGGAGTTGGGTTTATTCCACGATCAAAACCCATTAACCGAACTCAGCGAACTGAAATTACCCCAAACAGAATTAGGCTTCCTGACCAAAGACGCGATCCGCCGCGTTCTCGCAGCTTTCGAAGGCGACAACCTGAAAGCTGCAAAGCTATGCCTTTCAACCGGCGCCCGCTGGAATGAAGCGGCCAGGCTCACACGCGATCGCGTATACAGTGATCGAGTCACTTACACCGAAACCAAAAACGGGCAGCACCGAACCGTTCCCATTACCGCCGAACTGGCGAAGGAGATCACAGAGGGCGAAGGCCGGTTGCTATTCCCAAACATTGATTACGATCTGGCGCGTAAGACACTTAAACGCGTTGCCCCTGAAATCCCCGCAGGTCAGGCCACACATGTATTTCGTCACACCTTTGCCAGCCACTTTATGGCTAACGGCGGCAACATCCTCGTTTTACAGCGCATTCTGGGCCATTCCAGCATTAACCAGACGATGGTTTACGCGCACTTCTCACCCGATCACTTGGCTGATGCAGTGACGTTAAACCCGCTGGTTAACCTCTACTGAAAGCGCGACTACTCTGGTGTAAATGAATAGCTATGATTAGCTACGAATAGACTTGGTTAGATTGGTTTCCCTTGATAAGGGGGCTTTCCGGTTATACTATGTCCATACAGCAAAAAGATTTTAAAAAATTTTAACGCTGGCTGACTAACCAAAGAGAAACCTATGCCAAAGAATCTGATACACATTGACAAGATTGCCGCTGATTTCAGCCACCTGGTTGAAGCAGATCGCAACCATGCGTTGTATCTGTCTTTAGTTGGTGGTGTTGAAGTCGCCCATGATGTGCGTGAATTAGTCTTACCGCCTGGCTATAAGCTAGTGCGGGTTGACAGACGACTTGATGTTCCTCAGGAACACTTTGAATTAGCACTTCTTAATGAAGTTACTGAAGAAGTGGTTTACTACAACCGAGTCGTGACACACAACGATCGCGCACTGAACTGCCGCCCCGTATCTCAGGTTTTGGTATGGCGTACTCGTAAGCCACAACACAACGTTGTACTGGCGGGTATCCCTGCGAAGCTATTCTTCGGTTATCTGATTGAACGTTACGATGTCGTTGTATCCGATGTTAACCAGACCAATGAAGGTATGTCTTTCTGGCTGGCACGCATGTATGAAGCACTTGGTTATGGCTTAAACGTTTATGCCTACGATGTAATGAGCGGTGAGCTAAAAACTATCGGTGCAGAAGATGATGTCGGAAAATATCAAATGTGGTTATGGGGTGATGTAGACAACTATCAGCACAGGCTGGCAATCATCTCGCGACTTGAGTTACCACTCCCATAGTTAAAACCCGCTCAGGCGGGTTTTTTAATACCTTGCCCCCTTCCCTCACCTCCCCTTGACAGTGCAAACGCATCGACATATTGCACCACTTTGTCACAGACATATAGTGTCCACATTTTGCCCTCGCAGGGTTGGTTTAAAGGGGTTTTGGTTGGTTTCGTTGTAAGGGTAAATGCTTGATTTGAATATAAGTCACTGTTTTCATGGATGTTAAAAAGGGGCGCTAGCGCCCCGTTTTGATGCATAGATTGCACTGAATTAATGCACAATCAGAACTTGTAGCTCACGCCCACAGAGAAGATGCCTGCCCAGGACTTATCAACCATCGGGCTATCCTTCACTTCGTCGCTCAGACGCTCATAGCGGCCGGTACCGTACACGCTCCAGTCGCCAAGGAAGTTGTAGCTCGCGGTCAGCTCCAGGTAAGGATCCCAGCCGTCATCTGCA